TTAGCTGGTCAAATTCAATCCCCGAATCCTGGATTATCTTCGCCAGCTCCAGGGCCGTAAATCCCCGCACTTTGATATCAGCGGCCCACCCCCAGATATGAGCAGAGTTCTTAGAACCCCCCACCACTCGGTTCAGATGGGGACTCCTGTACCCGGAAGAAATAATGATTGCGTTGCTCTGTAAGAAAGCCGCTTGTCTAATAACTTCCAGCTTTTCCGCTACCACTTTCAAGCGTTTCACAATCTCAGGGCCTGGGGTATTATCTATCCCAAGCCTGAGGGCCGTCGAACTCTGCGTAAATTCTTCCAGTTCAAAATGCGGGGTAAGTCTCATGAATCCTCCCTAGAGTTTAACATGGTCACGGACCCAGACAAGAACCGCCCAAGCCGTGCCGCCAATATAAAGAAGGACCTTGAGGAAAGTAACTACCCCCTTAAGTCTTTCCAGGACCACAATCAGTTCTTCCACCCTCGGCCTGAATAAGGCTTCAGCCTCAATATGATCTTCAAGCGTGCGTCTCAGGGATTCCAGTATTTCCCGGAGGGTTTCTGTTTCTTGCTCTCCCATGTTATCACGCTATTCCAATCTCGCCTTCGCCTTCGATGGTCAGCGCGTTGGTCGTACCCGCGCCCCCAACAAGGAAGTCGTCCGTATCAATCCGCAGCATTCCGTACCAGTCAAGGTAGCTATTCGCCGGCACGATTTGCCCCGTCCCGATTACCTCCGTCCCCGCCACATTACCGCCCGTAGCCCCAAGCCAGAGCGAAAACGTAGCGGCGGAAGCAGTCCGATTACTCACGCGGATGTGGCGGAGGATCAGATACGTATCCGAATTACTCGTCCCCCCTGCTGGCATCGTCCCACCGGAAAGCACAGGCGGATTCACCAGATTACTCGTCATCGTGGTGGACAGTGCGATAGGGCCAATACGAATAGTTTTGTTTGCAGCCATGTTGTTCTCCGAAAGTTAAAAAGTTTTTACCACTACCGCATCACTAAATTACATTGTCCAGGGTGGGCCGACGTACCCATCATCATTATCGTCAGGTTGGAAGAAGAACAATGGGATTAACTGAGTAGTTGCTGCCCCAGAACCACCTCCCCCACCATTGCCACCACTGATAGTAGTAAATGAAATCTGAGCGGGGGCCTCCCAATCACCATCCTGCACTTCTCCATTCATCCCGGACATAGGAAAGGTTCCCTGTGCCATACCCGCAACAGCTGGACTAGTCGCAACCTCATAGGCTTTATTCACCGCAAGCGAGAGCTTATAAAACCAGTCCCGCCAGATCTGAGAATTCAGATCGGAAGAGTTCGGGGGTGGCGGAAATCGTGTGGTCATTCTTTACCTCCCCAGTCTTTCCGCACTCCACGCTTACGTTCCCGCTCAGCAGCCCTTTGAATCTTGATTTCTGACTTTTGCTCGGGCGTAGTCCCATAGACAGGAAGACCTCCGGAGGAAAGCACTGCTCGCTTCACACGATCAATCCCGGTAATCCCAGGCTGCGTCGCGGAGTTCACCGTGAAGGGCAGCGCAGTCCTCGCCGCATGGCCAACAAAGTTATCATACTTCGGCGCTGTATCCCCATAGCCTGATTTCCCCGACGCCAGATCAATCATCATCTTCGGGGTGAATCCGAGTTTGTTATACGCAAACTTCACAGGGTCCATCACAGCATGAACAGCTTCGAACGTATGCTTACCAGCCTGCATTGAAGTCCCATCACCAAACTCAATCCTTGTGGGATCTTTATTCTCCAGCACTGAGTGCCCTGAGGTTGCATAGTTAATCCCGTTCAGCAGCGTCATCCAGTACAACGTCGATCTGAGCGCATAGCGACGATACAGGTCCGTTGCATTCTCCGGTTTCCAGAGTCCCTTAAGAGTCCGATCGCTTTCTCCGAAGGCCTTGAACCCAGCTCGAAGTGTACTGATAGCCCAGTCCGGGGCAAACGCAACCATCTGCGCAAAACGCTGCCCCTCCGGCCCAGCGAAGTACATTCCTAGATTTCTTCCCAACTGCGTCTTTGCATCAGCCGCGATTTGGAACCAATTCAATCCGCCCGTCAGGTCGTTCGCATAGGTCGCCACTTCCTTCGCAATAAGCTCGCGGGACTTCAGTGGTATCTTCGGATTCCGAGCATGCGCCTCTGCATTTCGCAGCATCATGGTTTCGAATTCCTTGAGGAACACCGCACCCTTGATTCCGGCATGAAGATAATCCCAGGTCAGCTTATCCATCTTGCCATTGACCCAGTCAATCTTATCCGTGACAGCCGTCCCCAGCTTCCAATCCTTCCCGATCACTCTCGGCGTAATGGCGTCGATAGACTTCCCGATATTCCCGATGATAGACTGGCTAACATCCAGCGGAATCTGCATCGACAGGCCGTGACGGATACCAACATCCAGCGTATCACCAAGCCCGCCTTCTCGATACATCTTGAGAGCCGCATTGATCGGAGCCATATTCACACCAGTCTTGGTGGAATAGAAATCCTTCCCCATAGAGTTGATGTAGACTTCCAGCAGGCTCTTCGCGTGGAAGAGGGAGCCGAAGACTTGTACTCGCTTCACAGCCATCGCGAGTCCGTGCAGCCCTCTCGTTACCACGTTGGGATTGGAACTGTTCATCACGACCTTCAGGCTGTCAACTAACTCCGCCTGCACACCATAGCCAGTCAACTGCGGATGGTTCAGTTTCTCGTACCCTGGGGGCAGATTCCCATTCTTATCCGCACGAACCAGGTAGTCCATTCCCCCCGCCGTCTTCGCTGTTTTAAGGGAATCCAGCAAGATCTTGTTCTCGATCGCGGTCCGCATGGACTTCGTATAAAGCCCAACAATCTCCCCGATATCCTGGGTCTTGAGCTTTAGACCGGACCCTTTCAGGGCCGAGTTAATCTCATCGAAGGTCTCATACTTCCCGCGTTTTCCAAACCTGGTATTCGGAGAGCCACTCCCGCCACCTTCCCCAGACTCAAAGATCCGCTTGAGAATTCCACTCTCCTGCTCCAGCGACATAAGTGGATCACGCTCGACAATGTATGACACATAGTTCTGCCGCATCCCCTTAATCACACTCGCATCCTGCGCTTCCTTGCCGAGCGTGTCCAGGAACTGCCGAACGTACCGATAGACTTGCAACTCCTTCGGTGCTAGTCCTTGCGAATTCCCGGCATCAAGAGCTTCCGCAATAGCCACACGACGCGCAGAGTCGGGAACCGCCGCGTTAATATCCCGAACCAGGTTATCCGTGATCCGTTGCTGCGCTGCGATGTTCCCATTTCGAAGGGAGATGAACTGATCCGTTGTAAGCTTCTTCGCGGCCGGAAGCGCGTTCTTTCCGAGGATGATTGCTGCTGCAACCGCCGCGCCATAGACAGGATCTCCAGACTTCCCGCCGAGGTAGGTTCCAACGCCCAGCACCGCACCAACACGCGCGGCATTCCAAGCAACCTGCTTCGGGGAGATTGTCTTTCCAAGGCCGGCCAGCGTGCGAGGAAGCCGCAACAGGCCAGCCCCGGCTATCCCTCCGAGGATCGCACCAGCTACCTTCGAATCTCCCGCGAGAAGCCCGCCAACCAGCAACCCACCACCAACCACGCCCATCGCGGCAAGCAACTTCGGGTCAGCCTTCCCGTACTGCTGAACTCGGCCCGCATGAGCCTTCGTCGGGACTTCGATCCAGGAGTGGCCGGAGGCATCGGTGACTTCTTTCCCGCCTAGGCCCTTGAGATAGGTTTCTATATCGGTACGGTAGCGAGAGTGGATGGACTGATGGCCGGGATCGCGGAATCCAGTTTCTTTAGTCGGCCACCCCTCCACCTTCGCCACGGTATCAGCCGTAGCAAACCGCACCACATCCCCGCCTTCCTGTGCAGTTTTCGCCATCTCCTCCCGAATCAGTCTCCGCGGCCAGTGCTTGAGCATGGGCCCGACTTGGGTAGTGATTGCTTGCTCGCCGAGTTTAGCCTTAAGTTCAGCTTGCTTTACAGGACGATTCGCATAATCATAATCTGCAAATTTATCTGACCAACGCCCAGTTGTTATATCTCCTAATGATCTAGTACCAGTTTGGAGATCGTTCCAAAGTCTGTCAGAAGAGATGATCTGTCTCTGTACTGATTCTGGGAGAGCTTTGTAGACTTCTATATAATCATTTGCAGTAGCCGCTTTGTTGCGAATCAGATTCTTTGTAGACTCCTGCAGGGAATTTACCTGATCCAACTCTTCAACCAACTTCGCCCGCTCACCTTCCGTCAGAGTCTTTCCAGCCTGCTGCGCCAGATCGCTCTGTACTTCCACCACATGCTTCACACCACCTTCTTCGAAGCTTCGCGTCCACCCGAAGAGTCTTGGATCCTTGAAGTGATTCGCAGAGGAAAGCTCCATGTGCTCTGGAAGACGATAGAGGGTGGTGGTAGAATGTGCACCAGGATCGCCTGGTTGCGCCTCTCTGTCAATATTACGCAGATCATCTGCCGTCATACGGTCTATTCTATCCAGCCCATAATCCGCAAACTCCCCAGTCGCCTTCGCTTCCAGCGTATGATCTCCCGTAGCCAAACGGAAATCACGAACAAGTTCCTGCGCCGTAACCTGTTCACCCTTCGTCGCGAGAACCTCAGTCAGAACATCCTTCTCTGCCTTCGAAACATCGGCCCTTCTTAGCTCCTGTTCAATCATCGCCTTCGGAATCTCAGTTCGATTCTGTGGAAGCCGCTCCAGCGTCTTGAGCGTGTACTTTCCTTGTGCCAACTCACCACCCAGCGTCCGAAGTGGCCCGATATCAGGCATCTTGCCGCCAGTCACCAGCAACGCCCCCGCAAGACCCAATCCTCCGGCAACCTGCTTTGCTTCTTCCGGGTAGGCCGCAGCTAGCGCCCCTGCCCCAACCGTCAGTCCGAGTGCCGCCAACAACTTCGGGTCAGCTTCCCCAGCTTGAATTCGCCGTTGCGTAGTCCTCTGCTCTGCAGCCTTAACCAGATCTGTTCCTGCGGCCTCTTGTGCAATATCTATCGGACCCCTCGGCTCTTCCGGCCCGAGCCACTCTCCTTGTTGCACACCCCGCCCAAAGCTTGCCTTCGCATCCGCCCGCTTCGCCCTAATCTCTTCCATTACGGAAGCCAGTGTAGGATTATTCTTAATTGCAGCTTCGGCAGCTTTTTTCGTGGCCCCAGATTGCATCATACGATCTGCTTGAAGTCTTGCGTTTTTTACGGCATCGTTCGTAGTGTACGACTTCCAAGTATCCCCCGATTGATCTACATTAAATGCTTCGCGAGCCCAGGTCTTTGGCTTATCAGAGTAAACATGTTTATCCCCATACGCAGCTTCCCCGGGACTGTTAATCTCACCAGTCCCATCCACAGTATCGGAAAAACGGTCAGGTCCGGGCGGCTCCACAGGCTTTGCCCTTCCGCTCTTCGCCCATTCGCCGCCGGCACTCAGGCCCTTGCCGGCCAAATGCAGCCCCGCCATCATCGCGCCGCCCATCACAGCGCTCGACCCGACCTCGCCCCAATTCATTTCTTCCTTCTGAGCGGCCTGCTGAATCGTAGCCACACCCCCCATAACAACCGCGCCTTCCACTGCGCGTTCTCCCAGCACCGCAGCTTCTCGCGCCGTCCGGCCAAGCTTTGCCATGTTCGCGGCCTGCTCTACCATCTGCGGCCCCTTGGAAAGCGCAAGTACCGCAAGTTCCGGGGAATACACAAGACCCTTTGCCAGCTCGGCCGTCGCGGTAAGTGGATGCTCCACCATAAACTTCGTACCGGCCTTCAAGCTCTCCGTAAAGCTCGGGTCTTCCTGAAACTTCAGCGTACCCTCCGTGCGCTCTCCGGTCACCTTCTTAATGGCCCAAGCACCAAGGTTAACCAACGGGTTACTCTCAAGGAAAGCTTCCCGCCCCATCCCCTTGTAATACTCGAAGGTACCAGGCTCGGTTCCGGGGGCAGGCTTCACCATCTGCCCGAGACTTTCCTTTGCCATTTCCCAGTCAGTCTTTTCAGGCGCGGGTTCTTCTACAGGAGCCGCCATCCAGGCAGCTTTCCCAGCCGGAACTTCCGGCTGAACAACACTAAGCTCTTCCTTCGCATCGGCGAAAGGCGCATCAGCCCAACCAGCCATTATGGTTTCCTCCGCTTGGTCCCATCCGGGGCAAGAAAGACTGTGCCGGAAGGAAGCTTCGCATACTCTTCATCAGAGGTTATCTTCGCTGGGGCAGTAGCAGGTTTAACCTCGGGAGGAGCAGCCTGCTTTCTTCCCGCTCCCGTAGGCTCCCCGGCGCCAGCATCCCGCGTCACCGTCTTGAACGGATTCCAGCTCGCCCCATCCACCACGATCTCCCCAAGCACACTTTCCCGAGCCTGCCGCAGAGCCTCTTCCTTCGAAATCGCATCACCCTCTTCCATTCCAAGCAGGCTGTCTGCATAGATCTTCTGCGCCCGCATCCGAACATCCATTGCGGCTTCGACTTTCTTTCCTGGTGGAAGTGACTTGAACACACCCTGCGGGTCGGAATCAGTCAGCACGCCAATCTCTGCTTCGCGGTCTTTCTCACCTTTCATAGCGAACTCGCTCGTGGCCTTTGAGGCAGCCGCGCGAGACTTGACTTCCATCCCGGTGCGAAGTCTCGCCTCCCTCGCTGCATCAGTTTTCTCTCGCAGCGTTTCCCGCTCTTCCCGAGTTTTCTGTTGAGCTTCCAGAACCTTCTCCCGAGCAGTCTTGATTTCCAGTTCCTTCAGTTGAAGCCCCGTCACCCCAAGCATTGTCTGCCGCTTGATCCAAGCCTCAGTTGCCGGCCCCCAAGTCCTGTACTGCGAGGGGATAGTCTTCCCCGCCTTCGCCGAATCCGCAATAAACGAATCCAGCGACCCCTGATCATACACAGTCGTTGCGCGGCCCGCCATCAGTTTATCCTGATTCAGCCCGACCTGCACCTGCTCAATCGCCGCATTCTGAACTCTCGCTCGAAGCTCCTCCGCCTGCTTCAGCATCCCAATCCCAGACTTCGGATCGACTGCCATCAGGTCAGTTCCGGCAGTCTGAAACTGATTCGCCAAGCGATTCTGCAAGGTCAGCGAGTCCGTAACCCCAACATCTTCCGCCCGCTTCTTAAACACATCAGCAAGCACACTCTTCGACTGCCGATTCGTTTGAGCAGCTTCCATTCGTTGTTGCATTTGGTACTGTTGATCTTCCTTCCGCTGTTGCATGTCTTGCAACCCCGAGAGAAACCGTAGCCCGCCAAGATAACCTTCCATCAATCCAGCCATGATAACCCCTTAAACGTAGCCCGACATGGTGAAGGGAAGGTCAGTCGAATCAGCTGTACCAGTCATAAACATCTTCTCGGTCGAGTTCCCCCAGGCATCATACCCGTTCGTCCCGATTCCCGCCCCAGAGATCGTACTCAAAAACGCCTGATCCGTATTGTTCTGCGAGTTCTGTTGGAACTGTTGCGCGTTCTGCGCGATTCCAGTCCTCATATACTGGTCAAGCAACTGCCCTTGATTCACCCCAAGGTTCCCCCGGCCAAGCTCTACCTGCGCCTGATTATTCTGCGTGCGCTCCGCCAGCCCAGCATACCCGAGTCCAATCTGCTGCTGGTTATTCTGCGCGCGTTCCGCCAGACTCGCATAGTTATAATTTGTATTCTGCGAATTGCTCTGAATCCCCGCGCTCATCCCAGACAGTTCGGCCAACCGATTATAGCTATTCTGGAACGCCCCCTCGGAAGCTCCCATCGCAGACAGCGTACGATTGAATTGGGCACTGTACTCCTGGCTCGCCATACCTTGGCCGTACTGCTGAAGCTCGATGGCCGCATTCCCGGATTGCAACAGCCCCCTTGCGGCCGCACTCCGCTCTACCGCTTTCTGCCCCTGATCCAGTCTCCACTGATAACTCGGATCGCTCGTCGAAAATTGCCCAGTCATCAACGTCTTCAGCTGATCCGCATACCCATTACTGGGATCTTGCTGCATCTTTGCATCAAGCTGCGGCATGTATTTTGCGTTGGCAACTTCCTGGGGAGTCTGCACTCGCGCAATTGGGGCAGCCGCAACCTGCTGCTGTGCGATCGGAGCTGCGGTAACAGTTGACTGGGCACTCGCCTGTGCGATCAATGCATCCCGCCCGCCAGCAATAGGCTTCGTATTGTACTTATCTTGATATGCCTTGGAGTCAATGTAACTTACTCCCGGCGCGTGAATAGAATATTGGGACAATCCCTGAGCTGCAGACATTATTGCACTCCCTTCTCAGCTAATATATCAAGGGCCTCAGCCCGGAATGGTGTGTTTTCACTATGCTGCAATTCAAAAGCCCTCCGATAAGATGCCCCGAGACGCCGAACTCTGGACAAGTTAAGGTTGGTATTCAGCGGCAAGAACTTGGACCACGTTGCATAATCGTCATCCGAATAGCGAAGATAAGCCACCCCATTATTCTTGTCCGAAATCAGGGTGGCCTCATCAAAGAATTTCTTATCAGAAGTCTGTGCATCGAGATTTGAACTTCGAAGTTTTACTATAATCGGAACCGAAGTAATAATCCCCAGGTTAGAAAAGGAATCTGTATATACAAACGGATTCATCACAAGCAAATCTCCGGTGGATTCTTCCTGGACAAGATCTAAATTTCCAATACCTGCGTAAAAAATTCCCGCGAAATAATTTGTAACGACAGGCACAATCTCCGCTGTGGTATCTGGTGTTTCCGGGGGGACAACAATCTCCCCTACAAAATAGGCAAAGTTATCTTCATCAATATAGTGAACTGTAACGAATCCGTTAAAATCAACGAACGTTGCCAGAGTTACTTGAACTACATCCCCATCGGCAAAGGTATGTTCAGGCATCCCAACAAAGGCATACTGTTGCGCGTATACAATACTAGGCATGATATCAGCCCTCCTCTGGTATATAGGGGATATTGCTAGTCCACTCATGCCAGAAATTAGTCAAAGCATCAAATACCAACGTAACCCCCAGATCTTTCAACGTCAGCACGTACAGAGGATGCCCCTTCATCTTGATGAAATAGGAGAAGACGGCCGACAGATCACTGTCGGAGATAACCCGTTCCACGGCAGGTGTAGAAATCTTCTCTGGGATAGTCCCGTTAAAACGATAGATTGAGCGCCCTTGCTGTCGTGTAACACCCATAAAGTACAGCGTGTTTTCCGTATCCGCAATGGATTCCGCGCAGGAGCATCCAACCAAGGCTACGGCGTTCGTTACAGGAAGCAGGGGAGAGCCGGTTGGATTGCCCGCGTCGTAGAAGAACTCTGTCGTATATTTCCCAAAGGCCACAATGTAGTTCACCATCCGCCGAATTGCAACACCATCGTCAGGCATGGAAGTTGCTTTAATCACGTTCAGCCCCGACCAGGTAAGCGGATCTTCTAACTCCGATCCATAGATATACCCCAGTGGGGTCATCACATAAAACGTACCGTCGAGGTAAGCTGCTCCAGGAACCGTTTCCGCCGGGTAATCAGGATCTGTCACGGCAGTCATAGACATATCGTAGACCCGAAAAGCATCATTTGTAGATTTTAAGAAAAAGCTTTTTGGGTTTGTATCTTCGGGGATAGCAATAAAAGTATAGGCTAACTCCGTATTCACATTAAGATTACCTAGGGCAACCGCCCCAGAATCACCATAACCACCGTCCGTGGCCAGGCTATAAAGCAGTCTTCCCATACGAACAAAGTAAATATCGTTTCCATTCTGATAGCATCCTTGGGCAGCGCCGGGATAAGCAGACGCCAGCACTACATTGTAACCTTCTAATTCAGATGGCGGATAGTAAGGAAATAGCGCAGTTCCAGAACGCTTCATCACGAAAGTTTGGCCAGTACTCCCAGTCTCAGCAAACGCGTTAACACTTACCTCATCGGCCCCTCGATCAGCATCACGGGCTCCGTAGGGAAAGGCTAGTGGAATCCTCATACTTATCTCCCAGACCGATCAACACTGAAGTACACCGGCGCTTCATCAACGGAGAAGTCGAAACA